CGTCGTCAGGTCGCCGGACAACGGCACCATCGTCGTTGCAGGGCAGGCGCCCACGCTCACGCAGACCGCGCACCAGACCGTCTATCCGGCCGCTGGGGCGATCGAGGCGACCGGGCTGGCACCCTCGGCAGGGTCGAGCGCCACCTGCGCGCCAGGGGCCGCCAGCGTCGTCCTGCAGGGCTTCGCGCCGTCGGCGCTGACCGGCGATCACCGCTTCGCCGCACCCGGCGCAGGCAGCATTGCGTCTGCCGGATTCGCGCCGAGCGTTGCCGTCACCGGCCACCACGAACGCGCACCAGCCGCCGGGACGCTCGAGATCACCGGCTACGCGCCGACGCTCGCGCAGACCGGCCACCACGTCATCGCCGTCGATGCTGGCAGCGTCACCGCCAGCGGACAGGCGCCGTCCCTCCTGCAGCCGGGCGTCAATCAGGTTCCTGCGGGCGTCATCACCGTGCAGGGCTTCGCGCCTCGAGCGATCCGCCAGCAGTCGGTGCCACCCGGCTGGGACAAGTCGAAACGCCGCATCGGCTCGGCCAGCGTGGACGACGACGTCGAGCGCATCGGCTCGGCCACGGTGGACGAAGGCGTCGACCGCATCGGCACGTCACCCGCCAGCGCATCCGGGCGGCGCATCGGATGACAGTCCGCTTTTTTGCCTTATCTCAACCGATGCCGCACGTCACCATGCCCCTACCTGTGCCTGTGGCGGGATTGCGCCTGCAATGCAGCAGACCCTAGTCGTCGGCGATACGCTCGTCTTTGACACCTCGCTGCCGGACTATCCGGCCAGCGCAGGATGGGTGCTGACGTACCGACTGATTCCGCGCACGTCGGGCACGCCGATAGAGATCACCTCGACCGCCAACGGCGACGCGCACGCCGTCAGCGTGTCGGCCACGGTTACGGCACTCTGGGCTGCCGGCGAGTATTCCTGGGCCGGCTACGCGACCAAGGCCGGCGAGCGTGACACCGTCGAATCGGGGACGATCACCCTGCTGCCCGATCCGGGCGTCGTCGCCACTTACGACGGCCGCAGCGAGGCGCGCAAGGCGGTCGACGACCTGCACGCCGCTTATGCGACGCATCTCTCGAGCAATGGGCTTGTGCAGGAATACACCATCGCCGGCCGCTCGACGACGTTCCGCAAGACGTCCGAAATCCTCGAGGCGTTGAACTACTGGGAACTCAAGTTGCAGGCCGAGGAAGCCAAGGCCGGCGCCGCGGCGGGTCAGCCTTCAAAGCGCCGCACCTACATCAGGCTCGGCCATGCTTGAGTCGTGGCGCCGCCGCGTCGCCCGCTGGATCGCGCCGACCGCACCGCGGATGGCGACGCGCGCCTACGCTGGCGCTCGTCAATCGCGGCTGACCACAGCCTTCGGGGCGTCGGGGAACAGCAGCGCTGACACCGAACTCCTCGGTGGGCTGTCGCAACTGCGCGCGCGGTCGCGGCAACTGGTCCGCGATGCGCCCTATGCCAAGCGGGCGCGGTCGATCATCCAGAACAACGTCGTCGGCACCGGCATCGGCATGCAGGCGCAGGTCCGCACGACGCGGGACCAGTTGAACGAGCGCGTCAATGCCAGCATCGAGGATGCCTGGCGCGAATGGTGCCGCGCCTCGGCCTGTCACACCGGCGGGGCGCTGCATTTCTGCGACTTCGAACGTGCGCTGATCGGCCAGGTCTTCGAAGCCGGTGAGGTCTTCATCCGCAAGCACTACCGCGCTTTCGGCGATTCGAAGGTTCCGTTCGCGATCGAACTGATCGAAGCCGAGCGCATCGCCGACGAATGGACGTTCCCGCCGCCGCCGACCTCTGGCGCGAATCTGCGCATGGGCGTCGAGGTCGATTCCTACGGGCGGCCGGTCGCCTACTGGGTGCGCGAGCGGCACCCCGGCGAACTGCGCCTTGCGGTCGAACAGAACGACCGGCTCGAGCGCGTGCCCGCAGAGCAGATGGTTCACCTGCGCATCGTCGACCGCTGGCCGCAGACGCGCGGCGAGCCATGGCTGCATGCGGTGCTGCGCAAGCTGAACGACATGGACGAGTACAGCGGCGCCGAGGTGCTGGCGGCGCGCATGTCGGCGAACTACTTCGCGACGATCGAATCGGCCGCAGACGAACCTATTGCGGGCGCCGAAGTGCAGGAAGACGGCACGCGGCAAGTGCAGATCGAGCCCGGCGTCATCGAGCAACTGTTGCCCGGCGACGAGCTCAAGTTCCACACGCCGAACCGGCCGAACGCGGCGCTTGATCCGTTCCTGCGCTATATGTTGCGCGAGGTCGCGGCGGGTATCGGCGTCAGCTACGAGAGCATCTCGCGCGACTACTCGCAGTCGAACTACAGCAGCTCGCGCCTGGCACTGCTCGACGACCGCGACCTGTGGCGTGCGTTGCAGCAATGGTTCATCCGTCAGTTCCGCGAACCGCTGCACCGCGAATGGCTGCAGCAGGCGGTGCTCGCGCGGGCGGTGCAGGGTGTGCCCATCAGCGAGTACACGTTCGCGCCGGAGAAGTTCTCCGCGGTCGCATTCAAGCCTCGCGGCTGGTCGTGGGTCGACCCAGTCAAGGAAGTCGAGGCGTTCAAGGAAGCGGTCAAGGCTGGGTTTACCACCGTGACCGACGTCATCGCAGCAACGGCCGGCGGGCTCGACATCGAAGACGTCATCGCGACCCGGTCGCGCGAGCTCGCCATGCTCGCCGCAGCGGGCATCAAGGTCGACACGACGGTCGTCGAAGAGAAGCCGCCGGCGCCGGATGCGGCAGCACCTGAACCAGAACAACCCGACGACGACGGCGAACGGCCGGCGCGCGTCGTGTCCATTGCGAGGTAGACATGCCTGAGGGCGAACTGAAACTAGGCACGATGCGTCGCGACATGGCGACGCCTGATCTCGCCGTGCGCCGCGATCCAATCGCCGGCAAGCGCGTCGACCTGTCGTTCTCGGCATCGTCCGAAGCTCCGGTCGACCGCTGGTACGGCACCGAGATCCTGTCGCACGCCAACGGCGCGATTCGCATGCAACGCGTGCAGACCGGCGCGGTGCCGCTCTTGTTCAACCACGACTGGGCCGACCCGATCGGCATGGTCGACGCGGCACACCTGACTGACGGCCGCATGCTGGTCGACGCCCACCTGTTCGACACGGCGCGGGCGCAGGAGGTCGCGACGATGATCGACGGCGGCCTGCGCAATGTGTCGGTCGGCTACCAGATTCACACGATGGAAGAGGACAAGAAGTCCGGTGCGTTTACCGCACGCGACTGGGAACCGCTCGAGGTTTCCGTCGTGACGGTCCCGGCCGACACGTCCATCGGCATCGGTCGAGAACGCGATGATCAAGTCCACACGGTGCGCATCCTGCGCGCCGATAACACGGCGACACCCGCCGCAACTCCGAAAGGATCGCAAATGAGCGAGCAACAAACCGCCGCGGCGGGCGCGAACGCCGACATCCAACTCGGCGTCGATCACGGCGCACAGGAACGGCTGCGCATCAAGACGCTGCAGTCGCTCGGCCGCAACCACGCCATCCCGGCCGACGTCGTCGACGGATGGATTGATGCCGGAACGTCCGGCGACGAGGCGGCGCACAAGTGCCTGGAAGTCATCGCCGAGCGCAGCAAGCGCCAGGTGAAGGACAACCCGGCGAACCTCGGCATGCAGCCGAAGGACATCGAGCGGTACTCCCTGACGCGCGCCATCAAGGCCTGCGTCGAGAAGTCATGGCCGAAGGTCGCGCCCTACGAAGCCGAGATGTCGAAGTCGATCGCGCAGCGGCTGGGCAAGTCGCAGGGCGAGCACACGTTCTATGTCCCGCTCGACGTGCAGTGGGCCAACAGCCAGCAGCGTGACCTGATCGTCGGCACCGCGACGATGGGTGGCTATCTGGTCGGCACGAACGTCATGTCGTTCATCGACCTGCTGCGCAACCGCTCCGTCGTGATGCGGATGGGCGCGACCACGATGCCGGGGCTGCAGGGTTCCGTCGCCATCCCGAAGCAAGTGACGGGCGCGACGGCGCACTGGTTCGCTTCGGAAGCCGGCACGGCGACCGAGTCGAACATCACCTTCGGTCAACTCGCCCTCACGCCGAAGACCGTCGGCGGCTACGTCGAGATCAGCCGGCAGCTCCTGCTGCAATCGACGCCGAACGCCGAAGGCGTGGTCAACGCCGATCTGGCGCGGGTCATCGGCCTCGCGGTCGATGCGGCAGCCATCGCCGGACCGGGCACTGCCGGCCAGCCGACCGGCATCATCTCGGTGTCGGGTGTCGGTACGTCGAATCCTTCGACCGGCACGGCGATCACCTACGCCGACATGATCCGCTTCCAGACCACGGTAGCGGCGGCCAATGCGTTCCTGCCCGGTTTCGGCTACGTCACCACGCCGACCGTCGCCGGCATCCTGATGGGCAAGTCGCGATTCACCAACAGCGACACGCCGATCTGGGGCGGCAATATCCTCGACGGTTCGCTGGTCGGGGCGCGCGCGATGACGTCGCTGCAAGTCGGGTCGGGAACGATGCTGGCCGGTGACTTCTCGCAAGTCGTCGTCGGCGAGTGGGGCGTGCTCGAGATCGAAACCAACCCGTATGCCCAGTTCCAGGCGGGCATCGTCGGCGTGCGGGCGCTGTACACCTGCGACGTCGGCGTGCGGCACGGCGCGGCGTTCGCGCTGGGCACCGGGCTGGTGAGCTAGAGAAGTAAGCGGGCGTTCGGCAACGGGCGCCCGCGTTCCACAACTGCGAGGACAGGGACACACCATGGCAACGATCAGAGCAAAGGTCATCCGCGGCGTCTACATCCGCGGCAAGGGATACGCCGAGGGGGCGATCGTCGAACTCAGCGGGCAGGAGTTCGGCGAACTCTTGACGTCCAACTACGTCATCGCCGCACCGAAGGAAGAAGCGAAGCCGACCGACAAGCCGCAGGAGCCGCCGAAGGCCGTGAAATGACGTGGCACGCGGACGCGCCGCAGGGTGACGAGTCGGCGAAGGTTCGGCTCGATCTCGTTCCGTACATGACGGGGCGGGTGTTCGATCTCGGCTGCGGGCCGGGAAAGGTCTTCCCGACCGCCATCGGCATCGACAACGCGATCGACGCCAAACTGTTCGGCATTCAGGTCAAGCCGGACATCCCGGTCAAGACCTGCGAGTCGATGCCGTTCCTCACCGACGAATCGGCCGATACGGTTTACAGTTCGCACCTGCTCGAGCACATCGTCGACTACCGCGCGGCACTCACGGAATGGTGGCGCCTGGTCAAGGTCGGCGGCTACCTGATCCTGTACCTGCCGCACCGCGATCACTACCCGCGCATCGGGCAGCAGGGCGGCAACCCGGATCACAAGCACGACTTCCATCCCGACGACATCACGCGGGCGATGGACTTCGTCGCCTCGGCATCGGGTCATGGCTGGGAACAGGTCGAGAACCAGACGCGTACCGAGCACCTGGAATACTCGTTCCTGCAGATCTACCGCAAGCGGGCGGAGGTCGACACGTCGCTGTATCAGGCGAAGCTGAAGCCTGAGAAGTCGCTCGGGCTGGTGCGCCTCGGCGCCTTCGGTGACGCGCTGTGGGCGTCCGCCTTGTTCCCGTACTTCAAGGCGCAGGGCTACCACATCACGTTGTATACGCAGCCGGCCGGCGAGGAGATGCTGCGCCACGATCCTAACATCGACCGGATCATCTGCCAGCCACATGGCCTGTTCGACTTCGCCGACGGCAAGATCGGCATGTGGCAGACCGCCTACTGGATTCACGAGTCGGAGAAGTACGACCGCTTCATCAATCTGATCGGCGGTGTCGAGCGCCGTCTGCTGCCGCAGCAGTACGATCCTGACTTCTACCTGCCGCATGAGCAGCGCGTGCGGATCATGAATCGCAACTACCTCGAAACGCTGCACGATTGGGCGGGCGTTCCCTACGATCGCGAAACAGCGGTGCATCGCTTCTTCCCGACCGCAGCAGAACTCGCATGGGCGGCCGAGGAACGCGCGAAGATCGACGGGCCGGTCGTGCTGATCAACCCGTCCGGTTCGTCGGTGCCGAAGTGGTGGCCGCACACGCAGGCGCTGGCCGACCGGCTTGCGGCGCACAGCATCTACTCCCGTATCGTCGGCGACCTGCGCTTCAACCAGTTCCGCCCGTCAGGCAAGTATGGCCTGACCATCGGCACCGACTGGCCGCTGCGCAAGTTGCTGGCCTTCGCGGCGCTCGCTGACGTAGTCGTCGGGGTCGAGAGCGTGCTGGTGAATTCGGTGGCCTACGAATCGCCGCTGAAGGTCGTGCTGATGTCGCACTCGACGCACGAAAACCTGACGCGCGACTGGCGCAACACCATCGCAGTCGAGCCGGACGGACTGGCCTGCTATCCGTGCCACCGCATCCACACCGACATGCAGCACTGCACGCACGACAAGGAAGCGAACGCCGCGGCGTGCCAGTCGGCGGCGTCGGCGACGCTCGTCCTGCGGCACATCCTCGACTACATCAACGGCGAACAGCGCGAGGCGGCATGACACTAAGCGTCATCGCGCCGGATCTTCTCGACGAGCTCATCCGCGAGGCAGAGGGTGCCCCTCCGGGCGACTTCGTCGAAGTCGGTGTATATCGTGGCGGTTCGGCCAAGCGCCTGGCCGAGGTCGCCCGCAGGACCGGCCGTCGGCTGTTCCTGTTCGACACGTTCACCGGCATTCCGATGCAACGCGAAGGCGTCGATCACCACAAGATCGGCGACTTCGGCGACACGTCGCTGGCGGAAGTGCAGCGGGAGATCCCCGACGCGATCTTCAAGGTCGGGCTCTTCCCGGTGACGCTGGACGACGACGTCGGGCCGATCGCCTTCGCACACGTGGACTGCGACCAGTACGACAGCGTGTTCGCCTGCTGCGTCGAACTGGCGCCGCGCATGGTGTCCGGCGGGGTGATCGTGTTCGACGACCCCGGCTGCCTCGAGGGCGCATCGCAGGCGGTGCGCGACGCCA